TGACAATAGGATAGTCAAGCATTATATTTGATCTACATATATAAGCCAAGGATCAATAGCAAGGATACACAGACAACTTGCTACTGATCCCTGATCCATTGGCCCGAGCCTGTAAAGGTGGACGGAGCTAGCTAGAGATATCTGCTAATGGATCTGGGATCAGTGACCTAAGGTCAACTATGCAGAGTGGCGATCCCACTTTAAATATTGGGTGTTGACCACTGATCCCAGATCTATGTTATTAGTGGGCTAAGGCACATGCAACCGGCCTGTGAAGAGCATGGATCTGGGATCAGGTTTGAAAAGGCACACATTCCGCTCACCAAATGCTTCGCGCTAAGTGACTTCGGGTGGGGCAGCCTTTGCTCAGCGTTGCCGAGTCCCAAGGCCAGGGGGCAGCGTTGGGTTTATATGATTTGGCAGTTTAGAATGATTCTAAAAATCATTCTAAAGAAGAAAAAATAAAAGCGGCAAGCTTCAAGCTTCAAGCTGGGCTTGACAATGGTTCAGGGATCATGTAGGATGTATTTAGAAAGGATAAACATATGTCAAATAATATAGAAGATCATTTAAATAGAATAGCTAGAGCCTTAGAAGAGATCCTGAGACTAGTAAAAGAAGATCAAGAGCGTAGTAAAAAATATATGGAAGAAAAAAAAGATGAGTAGAAGAAAAGGATCTGAAAGTATTAAAGCGCTAGTTAACCACTGGCGCTGGCTCGTGGATCAGGGGCCAAGTTATAAGCGGCAAGCTCAAAGCTGCAAGCGCCAAGCTGCAAGCTTGACAAGACAACATTACAATGATATTGTATCCTATAAAATAAAGGAGAATAAACAATGTTAATTAAAGAAGCAGAAGCAATAACACACACACTAAGCAAGCCCGGTAAGATGCCTGGATTTGCATATTCAACGCCAGCCCACGAATGCAAGACTGGCACAAAATTAAGAGCTGTAGCTGGTTCAGTCTGTGCTAACTGTTACGCCTACAAGCGCGGCCGTTACAGATTCCAAAATACTATTGATGCGCAATATAAGCGTTTCAGGTCATTAACTCATCCTAAATGGGTCGAAGCAATGGCTGCACAAATCAATTCTAAAAAGGTCAAATTCTTTAGATGGCACGACTCAGGGGATGTTCAAAACCTGGAGCACTTGAGACGAATTTATGCTGTATGCAGGTTGACGCCTTCAGTTAAGCACTGGATGCCAACCCGTGAAGCATGGACTAAAAAATATATTGTTGAAGCTCCTGACAATCTTGTTGTCCGGTTCTCCGTTCCGATGGTGAACCAGGCAGCAGGTGACAGCTGGCAATGGACGAGCACAGTAACAACGAAGCCTGGACAACGGACTTGTCCAGCTCCTACTCAGGGCAACAAATGCAGGGATTGCAGGGCTTGTTGGGATAGAAATATTAAAAATATCTGTTATGGTGAACACTAAAAGAAAAATTAAAAGAGGTGATTTGCTTCCGTGGTTTCTAGAGGATCACGCGACGCTGCCGGCTTGGTATATAAAAGACTGTAAAGAGTTTTTTGAATGGTTGAAGCTGGATCACAAGCAAAGAAAAAAATTAAACTAATGGAGTTCAAACATCCAAAGTATTATAAAAATTTGCGCAAGCTATATAGATCGCGCAATAGGGACCAGGCTATTAGTCTACAAGCTTCGACGGAAGACGCAAGACGTACGCCTGGGACCGGCCT